AGATGATGTTACAATCGCTGGTGATACAGTATTTAAAACTTCAGTTTCGGTAGGAGACACTGCTAGATGTTCTGTTGATTTCTCTGAGGTTGTAAATATAAAATATAATGATGGAACAGATAGATCTTTAGCAGCATATATGCTTCCACCCATAGTTACCACAGCTCAGAGAAATGCTTTAGTAGATGGTCGAATACCTGGACCAATAGCTCCAATTAATGGTGCTATAGTCTTTAACTCAGATACTAATAGATTAGAAATTCGTGATGGCGATAATTGGTATGGTATTGGTACAGTAGCATAGTCGAGATTTAAAAACTTATACATACTCTGTATGGTTTGTACGAAAAACTCTAACAATTTTTAAAGGGAACCTCTTGACAAAGGGGTTTTTTTGTCTTAAAATATAAGAGTATAATTCACACGGTCAACTAAGTCCGAGGATTCAATGACAAAATTCAGATCATTTTTTGAGGAAGCACTAAGACTTCCATATAAATCCAACTCTCAAGATAATCCTTTACATGAACTACAGGTACAGGCTCTTTTGATTAAGTATGGATTTGAGTACGAGTACCAACCAAATGGATTACAACAGAGTCCAGATTTTAGAGTAACACTTGATGATGGTAGAACTGTTGATATTGAGTGTAAATCATCTAAACAAACATTCCCAACTTATAATGGTGGTTTGCCGAAGAAAGGGGTAGTTTACATTTTCAGTAGTAAGAAGTATGATGAAACTACAATCTTTTTTGCCGAAGATGTCGTGCTTGATGATACGAGACAATGGTTAGAGGAGACTATCGATGCTCTTCAAGAGACACTAGATCAAAGACGTAAAGTCAAACCAGAAGACCCCAGAGGACTTGATTTCTACATTCGTAATATGTTTGTACAAAACGGTACTGGTAAAAAAGATTATTTTAAACATGAACAAAGAGAAATTTGTGAACAAAGAGTACTCAATTATAACTGGTGATTGTCAAAATGTTCTTCTTCACTATGAAGATAACTTTTTCCATTCATGTATAACTGACCCACCCTATGGTATGGGTATGGATGATTGGGATCATTCTGTACCAACTGTTGAGATATGGAAAGAAGTCTATCGTACACTCAGACCTGGTGCCTTTTGTCTATCATTTTGTAGTCCAGAACTATATCATCGGATGGCAGTAAATGTTGAAGATGCTGGTTTTGTGATTAAAGATCAAATTATGTGGATGACAACAACGAAGATGCCAAAGCATAATCGATTGAAACCCGCACATGAACCCATAGTTGTAGCACAAAAACCCTACGAGAAATCATTAAAGAATAACTACGAGAAATGGGGGTGTGGTTTAATTGATACTGATAATACTAGAATCCCTTGGGAAAAGGAACCACCAAAAGGATGGGTCAAGAGTGGTGCGAAACGTAGAACATTTGGTCGAGAAGGAAAGACTACAGGTACTCAGGAAGAATTTGGAACTGTTGATGCCAATCCAAATGGTAGATACCCAAGTAATATAATTGGGGAAGTGAACAGTAGTGAGCAGAAATATTTTTATGCTCCAAGAGCAACAAGAAAAGAAAAGGGATTAAACAATAATCATCCAACTGTCAAACCAGTTAGTTTGATGTCATATTTAATTCGTATCTATTCTCCTATGGGTGGACAGGTATTGGATCCATTTTGTGGATCAGGAACTACTGGTGTCGCATCAATACAGGAGGATCGAAATTTTGTTGGTATTGATCTTAGTTTAGATTATACAAGGATCGCACAGGAGAGATGTTCAGTTGAGAAACTGTCACACGAGGAGTCGAATCCTCTTGAATTATTACTATAATATGTACATATAGAGTTAATTTCATGCAACTAAGACCACATCAAGAACAAGCAGTTAAAGCAATGCTTCGCAACACTAAGGGTCAAATCATTGTTCCTACTGGTGGTGGTAAGACTATGTGTATGATTGATGATGCTATGAATGAGTTTTCAAGATCATACATGGGTCAGACTATTGTGGTTGTTGCTCCTCGTATTCTATTGGCAAATCAATTATCAGCAGAGTTTCTTGAGTTCATTGATAATGCAGAGGTATTACATGTTCATAGTGGAGAGACACGTCATTATTCAACTACACAGGCAAGCAGAATATCTGTATGGTCAGCAAAGAATTGTGCCTTTAATCAGATAATTTTCACTACATATCATTCACTTCATAGAATACAGGAGAGTGGTATTCATGTGGATACAATATACTTTGATGAAGCACACAACTCAGTACAGAAGAACTTTTATCAATCTACTGAATACTTCTCACATCATGCTGAAAGATGTTACTTCTTTACAGCAACACCAAAGCACAGTAGAACACCAAGTAAAGCGGGTATGAACTGGACAAAAACCTATGGTCAGGTAATATGTCAAGTACCAGCACCTAAGTTAGTCAATCAAGGTTACATTTTACCACCAAAGGTAGAGGTTTACAAGACTAGAATACTTGAGAAAGATGAATTGGTTGCTGACAGAGATTCTGAACAAATGATTGATGCTATTGATAATCTCAAGAAGAACAAAGTATTAATATGTGCCAAGTCCACAAAACAAATTGTTAACTTAGTTTCTCATACAAAGTTTGTAAGTGAGTTAGCATGGAGAGGTTATTCATATATGTTGATTACTTCAAAGACAGGTGCTATAATAGATGGAGAAAAGGTCACAAGAGAAGAGTTCTTTGATGTACTCAACGCATGGGGTCAAGACCCTGACAAAAGATTTGTTGTATTACATCACAGTATTCTATCTGAAGGCATGAATGTAAAAGGTCTTGAAGCAGTATTGTTTATGAGGTCTATGGATTACATAGGTATTAGTCAAACTATTGGTCGTGTCATCCGTAAAGGAGCAAAGGACAAAGTATTTGGTCTTGTATGTATTCCAGTTTATTCTAAGGTTGGTATCTCAACCGCCACAAAGGTGGAGGCAGTTGTTGATACTATTTTCAACAAAGGCGAAGCAGCAACTACAGTAATTACACGATGAGTTCTATAGTATTAGTCACAGGTGGATTTGACCCCATACACACAGGTCATATCGCATACTTCAAAAACGCAAAAGAGTTATATCCACACGCACCATTATGTGTCGGATTAAATTCTGATGAGTGGTTAATTCGTAAAAAAGGAAAATATTTTTTACCAATGGAAGAAAGAAGAGCAATAGTTAAGGAACTCAAACCAGTTGACTTAACGATTACCTATGATGATACAGACAACTCATCTAATATGGCAATCTTTAAGTGTTTACAAATGTATGATAGAGTGATATTCTGTAATGGAGGAGACCGAGTAAACACTAATGTACCAGAGTATCTTAAGTTTAAACAGAATGATAAAGTTATCTTTGAGTGGGGAGTTGGTGGCGATAACAAAATGAATAGTAGTAGTTGGATTTTAAATGAATTTTTAAGGAAATGAAAACCGATCTTTTTTTATCAGAGGGAGTCAAATTTAAGAAGAATTACAAACCTGATTTATTATCTTGGAATGAAATGGCAAATATTATTAATACTAGACCATTAATGAATGATAAAAGAGTCAAGTTACTTGGAAATAATGAAAGATATGAGTGGTTATGTAGTAAATGGACAAAAGACCCAAATTGTTTTCCACCATCTTTAATAAAAAAATTACTTGAGAACATCATGATCTATTTTGTTGATATGTCAAGGGCAACAGAAAAAATAAATGATTTCGCAAAGCATATAGAAGATGATTATGGTAAACAAACTGATGCTCACATATATGTGTGTCGCAATTTAGAAATAAAACATCATTTTGGTGTTCATTATGATTTTAATCATAATCTAATTGTTCAATGTGAAGGTAAAACAAACTTTAAAGTCTGGGATGAGGTCAAAAATGTAGATAGAAATTTAAAAGGGATTGGAATTAATACCAGATTGGAAATGGAAGTTGAACCTATTATGGATGTAGATATGGAATCTGGAGACGCAATTTGGATACCAAAACATTTTCCACATCTGGCAACTTCTTTGACACCTAGATTATCAGTTAGTTTCCCTTTAAGTGAATACTCAGACACCAATTTAATCAGGGAGGACAGAACTTGGATAACACTATGAAAACAGACACACTACTTAGGATACTCAAAGTGGTTAGGGTCAAACCTAAACCCAAATATCCACCAGTTCGTAAACACTATAACGTTCATTTATTCGGATGAGAGATACAATTTTAT